TCCAATGCTTTATCTGTTCTTCTAAGGTATCACTGCCTCTTTCATAAATGTCCATGAGCTGGTCTTGTAGTACAGTGAAACGTTGATTGAGAGCCTCCATCCTCCCCCTCGTCTTCTTGGTCACTTAGGTCTAACTGCTTCCAAAGCCTTTGAAAAAAAGATTTCCAGCTTTGGTCATTGATTTCAAACATAGGGGACCCATCCTCATTAATAGGAAATTTATTTTTAAATTCAAATACTGTAATTCTACTAACTAGAAATCTAAATTTCTCATTTTGTAAAATATTATAGTTAGAGGTAATTAATAAAGGAGGGAATTTAATTTGCATAGGTGCTTTATGTTTACAGTCTATACTAACCCAATTGCCATCTAAGCCATTTCTTAAATACATATCTAAATAATTCCAACAAGCCTCCGTAGCATCATCCAGCATTGCAATTTTACATTCAGTTAGTGGTTGTAACCAAAATTGACTTTTAGCATTTGCAAATGAAATCACTCTACCTTTCAAAGCTTTAATTAATGACATGCAAAACATTGTTTTACCACAATCTGAAGGTCCAAATATTAAAATACAATTTTTTTTAGATCTAGATAACAAGAAATTCTTAAATGCATCTAAAAACATTATAAAGTTTATTCCTTGGAATCTCACATATTTAACTATATTTGACCAATGTCCTCCATTTTCAATATATTTCAATTTATGGTGAATCCATTTGGACATACTCATTTGCCGCATTTCCCCTCGTTTATAATGTCTTACCATCCATGCACAATCTCTAACTATTTTAGCCTGATTATTATGTGCTAAAAATGCACGAGCATTTATATCTTCTTCGGCTAATTTAGCATAATGAAATGCAATGTCAGATTCTTCTATATGATCATTGTCGTAAGCCCACTGTATCATAGGAGACAATTCAAATTGCATAGTAGTACTTTCTTGATGAGTTATAATTGTTTGATTAACAATCCACTCAGGATAGTCTCCAAAAGTATAAACGTTAGAGTTCATACTTTCTTTATACCAATACAGAGCCGCCATGACACTTTTAAGCTTAGGTGGTTCAGTAAGTATTTGCTCTTTATGTACACTTAACATGTTAGTTAACAATCGTACTACAGTTTCTCTACTTTTACCAGTATGAAAACATAGCAAATATAAAGACACAGGACACAATGTATGAAGCCAAATATAACCACAGTGCTGCTGTAACAATTGTTTAGAAGCTTCTAACAGTTCCTCTTTAACACCATATACTGTAGCAACCCAGTCCCGACAGCACGTTTTATCACTATTATATTTCCTACAAAGTTCCATAAATCCCACTCCAAAAGTAGTTTTAAACTTGCTGAGCAGCGTGGCTCTTATATTACTGCATCTTAGCAATTCTCTATAATGCTCATTGCTCGCCTGCACTCCAGTCTCTGCTCCTTCGTCAAGATTCGGGGGTACCTCCACCTCTGGAGTAGTATCTTCAGACTCATTGGGTAAAGATAGCTCAAGCCCGCTGTCCTGTTCCAAAAATAGCCGCTTTTTACATTTGTGTTGCGGCGACAAAGAAATTGCTTCCAATTGAGGGCTAAGCTGCTGCAAAGGGCTAATATACTTTCGTTTTAGGTCCTGAATTTGCTGTTCATTCTCCTCATTCTCCTGCTGGCGAAACAGATCTCGGGAAAGTCCCTGCACATGAGCATTATCAACAACATCCCCATCATCTATTAATTCAGATATATTTGAATTAGTTTCCTCCAAAAGCTGTTCCAAATCATCATCTAAATCACTACATTCTGCCTCTAGTGAAAACCATTCACTACACCCTTCTTTAGGATCAGTACCTCTATTGTCTGCCATGTCTGCAAGCAGGACACAGTAGGCAAATTTCAGACAGCAACAGATTCTCCAAACAACGAATTCCCAATCGAGAAGAAGCGATATGCAGTTTCAGTCGAGCTTCACAGCCTCCACACGGAGCAACAATCTTGAAGAGAATTCTTTCAGGCTCCACCTCTGCTTGTGAAGATTCTGACAGGTTTTCTGACTCTTCAGGTGATAATACTTCGTCACAATGCAGGTCAATGGGCTGGACAAGGTCTTGCAGCTCAAGCTCAATGTCTGGTATTGTAACTTCTTTCCCAATCATTTCTGTCTACAATGTCTACAAACACCTTTCCAACTGCCTCTCACTTTATAAAATTGTTGGTTGTGAGAGCAGATATATAATTTCTCCAAGTAATCTAAGAATCTCAAACAATAACAACACCTTACTGCTACACAGCAAAGCAAACTTCCACTGTCTACCTCTATTTCCCTACCTATTACAGATTTTTCATAAAATTGTTCTAATTCTAGTTTAGCTATTGCTACTGCACAACGTGAGCAGCAACCATAGGCATAGCCGTCTTTCCAAATCAAATTTAAAGTTTTGTTATCAAATTCTAATAGTTCTAAAAAGCTTAAAAAGTTAGAGCAAAAATTGCAAGCTAGCAGCACATCCTCTGTTGGTATACCTAAATGTCTTCTAAGATCCTGTACTGTCTTTAAATCCATCTCCCAAATGAGATAATCCCTTTATGTATATATATTATATGCCCTACAAACGCAGGCGGTTACATGTTTATGACTGACAGATAATTATTGCCAACAACCATCTGAAAAAAAACTTTTAGTAACCGGGAGGGGTGAAACTTACCGATAACGGTCTGGAACTTGGCAGCAGTTTTGGCGGGAAGGTCTTGGCGCACAGCTTTTCCTTTTGGCAGCGTTCTTGGAACATAAGCGTTCCAAGTTATACTGCCAGATCAGATACTGATGACCGACGGCGCTTTATATCTCTGCACCGGGTGCGGTCAACATGTTTAGATTAGTCAGGAGCGGTTAAAAATTACTCACAAGGTTGAAAAATAACTCACATACCTGAAAGGTTCCAAATAATTTTATTGAAGTTCCATGTAACCGAAACCGGTCAGCGCCGCTTTCGTTTAGTCCCTCTTGAAGATGAAGCCCTCCCGGTCACTCCTCTGTTTACTCTAGTGTTTTGTAAATTTGCCTGAAATAAAAACTTGCGCCCTAAAGAATACTGATCTAAGTCCAATGATAATTTCTCTGTTAAATCAACATCCCAAAAGTGGTACTGTGAAAAGGGATCTGATTTTTCCTTTGGTGTTACTTTGTCTGGACATCTGGTAGCTGCAGAATGTATATATCTATATGTGTCGCTAATTGGATTATCTGGAGAGGGTACAAACCCTAACTGCCACTCTTCTAAAATATCTGAGTTCATTGCATTAATTTGAGCTAAAACTTCAGGCTCCAAAGGCACAATACATAGTTGCAAGATAAATGATAATTCATATTCTTCCACGTGCCTCATATATTCCCTGAAGTTAGAAGTATTATATTCAGTTAATGCTTGATTATTAGAAGAAACACTAATACAGAAATTAGTGTTTCTGGTGTTGTCTGCTACTGTTAAAAAGATTTGATTACCCCAACAAATACCATTATTGTGACCCTGTGCTCTTTGTAACCAAAAAGGCCTATTAAATACTTGAGCATCGGTAGACACTAAGGAGCCACTTACAGTTGGAAAGTAAATAGAGCTAGCCATTGTGTCCTTATTTTGTCCACTTGCAGCCTTTAAATAATAATTACTGTCTTCCCCTACAGCATCATCTGGAATAGTATCACCCACTGAACCGCCCCTACAAAACATATGCCTAACATAACACTGTTCTCTGCGTGCATAAAAAAAGCAAGCATTACCATAAACATCATTAGCCATTTTTAAAAAGTCTGGATATTTGCACGTTTCATTAACTATATCTAAACTGACATCTGACTTGGTTACTGATAAAGCTTTAAAATTTAAATTGCCAAAACCTATATCTATCATGTCTCCATCTTCAATGATTGTATTTTTTAATTCTAAAGGAGGACATGAACCTGGATCTGGAGCATCTTCAGCACAAGGTAAGGCCTTATCCCAATGTTCTCCTAAACAAGGCACACATCCCAATATGAACATTTGTACTTGCTTGGGATCAAAGGATGCATTAACCCTGTCATCTTGTCCACCTAAATTATAATTATTAGGATTTTCTGTGTCTTTTACCTTATTGAATAATGGATGACCTGAGGTACCTACTCCTAATGGTTGTCCTCTCCCTATTTCCATTCCTCTAACAGCCCATACCAACCTTTCAGTGTCAGGATTCACCACAGATTTATCTGCTAAAGCAAATCTATTAGGGTCTGGTAGATGAACTCTAAAGGCTCTAAATTGATTTCCTGACACCTTTGGTACCAGCACTTCATGATTTCCACTGCTTTTTCTGACATCAAAATATGGATGTCCTACAGTGAGTAACCGATCGCTATTTGCATGATAATAGATGTTTGTTCGTTTTATGTAGGTGTCCGTGCTTTGCACCCTGGCAACTGGTGTTGATGGTGGTAAATATACTTTACCGGTTGTTGATAACCACAATGATGACATCTGCAAAAAAATTACAAATAGGCTCGTTTTCTTTTTCTTCTTTTCAAACTTGGATGTAAATAATAATCTCCACTATAGTCTTCTGTATGAATTATTACAGTAGGTGTTATGTCTGGTTCTGTATAAATTACTTCAGGAATCTCTCTACTCTCAGGATATGAAATATGGAAGCCATCTAAATCAGGGGTATAAATACTGATTTCTCGAGGAGTAGAAAATCTGGGAATTGTTATAACATTTGACCTTCTGGAATTACCAAATATTAATTGAGCACCACTAAAATCATCTGTGGCTTCATCCAGTAATATATCTTCTGAATGTAACTCAGGTACCTCTTCCAAAGAAGGTATTTCCTGTAGATCCATATTAACAAATGTGCTTTCTACATCCCCTTGTACAATAGATGCATCTCCTGAATGTTCACCCAATAATTGTAATTCAATAGAAGGCTCTGTGTCAATAGTACTTATATCTCTGAAAAAATGTACTTGGGATCCAACCTGTGCTCCTGACCGGGTTCGAATAGTCGCACGTTTACCTAATCTACTAACTCTTATATATCCTTCGGGTGTTTCAGCATATGTAGGCCTACCAAGTTTAACAACATCCAAAAATTGTCTGTCTGGTGGTTCTTCAACAGCACTTAGATCCCTTTCAAATATTTGTGTCACCTCCTCCTCAAATGTAGGATTATCAAATTGAAATGTCACAAGTCGTGATGGTTTTTGAAGGAATAAGGGATCTTCTACTGCAACCTGCTGTGTTAATCTTCTATTATAAAGTGTGCGTCTTAAAGACCTTGCAGCATCCTGTATTCTACGTATAGGTGTGCTAGTTCGCCTGGGAGGTGTTGGTTCTTCTATTTCAAATGTATACCTACTGGGAAACTCCTCTAACTCAATTTCTACAGGTGGTCCCCCACCAATAATTTGCCCTCCTCTACCTGTTTCCACTACCACTTGATCTGCTAAAGAAGACTCTCCAGTAGTAGGTGTAGACTCTGATATTATTTGAAAAGATGGGTTGTGATACTGTGTTCTACTAACACGCGAGCGTGTGGGAGGGCTTGGGTCAGCAACCTCTAACACAGCACTAGATCCTTTGCCACCTGTCACTACTGGTGTGTCAACAGGTGTAGCTTCTGACACAGGATGTACCTCAGCTATTGTTTCAATTTCACCAGGTAACAAATCAGGTCCTGACTCTGTAAGAGGCACAATTGAGGGTGCTGCTGGATCAATAGGGTTGACTGTGTCCAAAGGTATTAGTTCAGTAGGTCCAATTGCTTCAGGAATTAACCCCGGGCGAACTACTGTTGGAGTGCCGCCTACTCGTACCCCAGGTCCTTCACCAAGTGGCACATATCCAGTAGTACCGCCAGTGCCTTTGCCTGTACTAATACCCAACCCACCAAAGAAAACAGCAGTGCTGCCATACTTTAAAATCTGGTCAGCAATTGTTGTTTGTTCAACTTTATTTACAACATCAGGAGGGCAAGTACCAGCAGCCTTGCAGCCCCTGTAAATGTTAGTAACAGAATCACGCTTAGTTCTGCGTGCGCGCGCCATACAAAAATAGTGGGTTAGTTATTAGTAAGTATAAAAAGCTATATTAGTGGGTTATATGCTAGCAAAGTTACCAAATGACCAGTCAACGCCTTTTGGCAATCGCATTTTGTCTATAAATTGATCCCTCTGATTTTCTGATAAAAAGCTAACAAGCATGCGAGCTCTCCCTAACCGTGCATTACCCTCTGATCCTACCCATGACCAGGTTGTGCTGAATCTGTCATAAGAGCCTTTTAATCTTTCCTTTTCCCTATAGCGATAGCATTTTAAAGTATTTGGTGGGCCTCTAAAAAGAATTACTGGGGGGTCGACAGCTTCTGCCAGTAACCTCTCAACTCTTGAAGAATGTTTTCTACCAACAGATTGTACTCCTGTTCCCACTTGTGAAGGTAATATGCCAAATTGGTCAGCAGATCTGGATTCTGCAGATCTACTTCTGGATCGAGTGAAGTACCCCCTTCCACCCCTCCCTCTCTTGGATTCGGATTGTTTTCTGTCCCTCCCCCTGCTTCTGCTCCTGCTACTGCTCCTGCGCCTGCTCCTGCTTCTGGTTCTGAGCCTGGCCTGTCGTTGTCCCCGTCCCCGTGCAGTGGCTTGGTCGGTTTCGAATCGCCCCGAGGACCTGCTTCTTGACCGTCGGATGTCTTTTTTCCGTGCAGGAGCTCCTGATACCTTTTGCCTGCCCCTGACGGAGGTGGAAGTAGGGCTAGATTCTTTTCGCTCGTACCTTCGCCCTTTTCGTGGCTCAGCCCGTTCGGTAGGTCTGGTTTCCCGTTGCAGAAGGGTGCCGGCGTCGGTGGTTGTTTCGGGGACGTCGGGGGACTGGGACTCGGGCCGTTCTCGGCTTTCCTCGAGGGAGGACGGCGAGGAGCTGGTGACAGGAGCAAACAGAGTTTCCCCGTTAAAACGAACTTCCCACTCACTACCTGAACCAAACCTGCGAGCATCTACAGCAAATTCTACATAATAGTGTTTAATAGTTCCTTCTAAAAAATATAAACCAGAATAATCAATATGTCCCTCTGTTTTTTGCCATTGTCCATCTGCATCTTCATAATAAATAAACTTCCATGCAGTATAAAGCATAATATTTTCAGGATCAGCATCAAATATCACCTCTACATTTTGAGGCCCTTTTTTAAAACAATTAGCTGGTGCAGTTCTAAAGGTTTCTAGACTTGTATTTATTAATGTCCAAGGTTCATCTTTATAAGGTGACCGCTTTAAATTTTCCAAATGTAATACCATTGCAATAGCATCCTTTGCTTTTGATTCAGAAATAGCCAGTGATGGCACGGGATGATATCCCAATCGCATTATGCCTCTCCTTCTGGCATAGTTTAATATTATTTGCTCTTGTTTTAAAAGAGTCCAATGCTTTATCTGTTCTTCTAAGGTATCACTGCCTCTTTCATAAATGTCCATGAGCTGGTCTTGTAGTACAGTGAAACGTTGATTGAGAGCCTCCATCCTCCCCCTCGTCTTCTTGGTCACTTAGGTCTAACTGCTTC